ATGCAAGAATTATCGCCCAAATACATTGAATCGCTTGAGATTCCTAGCAAGGCCAAGAAAATCTATTGGGATGCAATCATCAAAGGCTTTGGTGTCTGCGTCTACCCTACTGGCCGTAAAACCTATATGTTTCGATACTCATTACACGGTAAGAAGGAAAGCATGGCACTCGGTGACGTGCTAAACGTCAAGTTTAAGGCAGCTAAAGAGGCAGCCAAGACATTGCGCGCTCGTGTGGACCTGGGCGAGAACCCAGCCCAAGACCGCAAAGATCGTCGGGCTGGAGCAGCTGCAGTTCGATCAGGCCCTAGTGTGGCTGATCTATTCCACGAATATATGACAGACTATGCTCAGCATTACCGAAGCGCCGGAACGATCAAAGGCGATCACTCGTGCTTTCGTACACACATTGAGCCAAACCTTGGTGGCCTAAAGGTAGATAGTATCCAGTTTTCTCACATCAACAAGCTTCACAAATCACTTGAATATACACCGTACCGGGCAAACCGTGTGTTTGAACTACTCTATGGCATGTTCAAGCTAGCGCTCCAATATGGCTACACAGACCACAACCCCTGTAAAGGCGTTAAAAAGTACAAAGAGAAAAAGCGTAATACATTCCTGAAGCCTGAGCAGATTAAAGAGCTTGTGCTTTATCTCGATAACCACAGCAATCGCACCTCAGCTATGGCAATCAAGCTTATGCTGCTAACAGGCTGCCGCTATAACGAAGTTATTCAGGCTGAGTGGTCTGAGTTTTCACTTGAGCAAAACACCTGGCATATTCCTGCCGGGCGAACAAAATCAAAGCGCGACCACAAGGTATACCTGACTGAAGAAATCCGAGCCATTCTAGATGAAATGCGCGCAGGCAATGATTCAGGCTATGTATTCTTTAATGCTGATACTGGCACCTATGCCAAGCGCATTGATAAATTCTGGTATCGCACCCGTGATAAACTGGGCCTGAAGAATGTGCGCATCCACGATCTGCGTCATACATTCGCCTCGGTGGTGATTTCAAACGGTTACGATATCAAGGTAGTAAAGCAGCTGCTTAATCACCAAGACATATCGTCAACCGATCGCTATAGCCACCTCTTCCAGGAGTGCCAAGAGCAAATCGCGGTAGATATCTCGAAAACGATTACAGGCAACGTGGTGCCATTTAAGAAAACTGGATAACTTGAAAGACAGTTCAGTGATGACCATATCTACTGCATGAATGAAGAAATCAGAATCGTGCAGTTAGATGCTAATGGTTATGAGGTCGGTCCTCTGTATACCACGGATAAATATTCAAGGGATGCTGAATACTATGCCCGTACCGTTCTAAAAGACGTTAGGCGTGAACATCCAAACAACATCTATGCGCTATACATCAATGGTCAAAAACAGCCCGACTAATTCATATAATATGGGCTAGTCGTTAGACACTAGCCCTATATATTATATATAGGGTATCCGTTCGCACCCCCAGAACCCTGATAATTCAAATACTTAAGTATATAAAAAACAGCACGGGTTCTAGGCCGTACCCGTTCCGACTAATTTTAAGTAAGTCATTGATTTAAATTAAAAACAAGGGTGCGAACTAAATATTTTAATGCTCTAGAACCCTAGAACCCGTACAGCTTTAGAACCGTAAAATCATGCAATTGCCCGACGTCTTTTTCGGTATTTAAACTGCATAACTGCACTGCCTAATGTGATCACCGCAACGCAGGCCCACTCTAATGTGCTGAATGTGCGCACCGGCATCGATGTAAACCAATGGGCCACCACCTCAAGGCCGTAAGTAATGAGAGGCACAAAGGCAGCCAGGGCCATGAACCGCTCCGACTTAAGGTGCTTGACCGCGTAGAAGTAAGCAAAGATCGACGCAGGCTCAATCAGAACACCAAAGGCGCCGCCTAAGATGAGCGTGTCCATGCGTAGGAAGTCTGCAGCTGAAGGCAACGGCGCCACCGATACATGTAGAAAATGGCCATAAGCCGCAACGCAGGCCAAGGCAATAAAGATCAACATACAACTTACAAAGCTGATGATTGCCGTCACACGAATGCGGTCCTTCAGCCCGTGGAATACATTTACCTCGGGGTGGGCCTCAATGACCATAGTCTTTGTCACCTGGAAGAAGATCGCAGCCAACAAGAACAGCATGGCATTTTTCATCGTTTCAGGGTCTAACTGCCCTAAAAGCATGATGCAGCCTGCAGCAATTAAAGTCGTGCCGGCAACAGTCATGGCCCGCGGCCGACGATTAAAGAATAGCCAGGCAAAGATCACAACAAGGATCACGCCAAAACGCTGCAGCAACGAGCCTTCAGCTGAGGTTACATAGATGAATAGATAAACCGTAAAGATGTGCTCAAATAAGGTCAGTACGCCATAAAGCCACGTTACTGGTGACCTGAAGGCCTGCATCGACATTCTGCCGGGGCCTGAAACAACCAACAGCACAAGACTAGCCACAATAAAGCCAAAGCATACGAATACCACAGGGTTGGCACCTTCAAAGCCTGCAAATCGGGCCAATACGTTGTAAAGGCCCCAAAGTAGAACCGTCGAAAGCCCTAAGAGATATCCGCTCATTGAAAGTTCCCCGCCATAATTAGCCAGGTTAAAATAACGATCAGGCAACTAAAGACCGCAATATAATACAGCATGTGCTCTTGAAACTCATTGTACTCGCCTGGGCTTTTAGGTTGTTCAACGGCGGTGTTATTAGGTGCTTTAGGCTGCAGGTGATCTTCGGCCCAATCCCAGGCCTGCCAATCTTGGCAGTTCTTCCTGCGCTCAACACCATCCCAAATGCCTTTGCTAAAGTTCTGATACTCTTTTGGTGTCATGTATGAAGGGTTAACACAGATCCCCAGTTGACGCATACCAATTGGCTTACGCCCCTGCTTTACCGCGCTATCATCAAACTTACGTGTAACATCAGCCGCTGCCGGCTCTTTATAGTAATTATTGGTGATCGTGCCTGAGTTATGAGCAACACCGCTGACCTGACCCTCAATACGAATACCCGCATCTTTCTTGGTGCGGGCATTTTTTATTTCGTCTTTGAACTCTTCCCGAACTTTATCGAAATAATTGTCTGACATTTAACGCCCCTTACGAAGCCACTTTGAATAAAGGAATAACATTGCCTTTGTTAAGATCCATACCTTCACGACGACCGGCCATAAGCGCGACTAAAACATCAGCTGCTTTGTGGCCAGGCAATGTTACATCAAGCTCTTCTTCCATATCACGCATGAACGCCATGGCTTCCTGGATCTCGCTCACCTTGAAGGTTTGGTTATCAAGTCCGGCAAAGTTAACCTTTGAAGAAGTTGGCTTTGCGCCCTTCCCTGTTTTCAGCCAGGTGAAGTCCACGCCGCAAGTATCAGCAATCTTCTTAATTGTTGCATCGATAGGCATACGTCTCAAGTCACGCTCTTTAAGGTTCCTTATCGTATTCACATGAATTCCAGAATCTCGAGCAAGTTTGGCCATAGGGCCGTAGTCAGCCATAACCTGAGCAATTCTAATTTGAAAGTCTTTGATTTTATTAGACATTATTAAAAAACCACAATTTCACACAATTTATAGATTGATATTGTGGTTTAATGTATGTATAAATACTCACAACACACAACAACACACAACATATAACAACACAATAGTTCAATAAAATGAACAACAACTGAGGAAAACATACAACAATGTACAACAACCCACAACAAGGTATTGTGCCAAATGAGCTTCTAAAGCAATGGCATGATGCAAAATTATCACTTGATAAGGCTAAGGCCCAATTCAACAAGATCAATAAAGACCTTCAAAAAGAAACCGACGGTATCTTCCAACATGTTCTGCAGCAAGCAGGCAAGGAATACGGCCAATCAACATTGGCAATCGGCGACTTTAAAGTAACCGGCGGCATTAAAGAGGTATCGACCTGGGATCAAAAAGGTCTACTAGCAATTGCTAAAACTTTAAGCCCAGAACAATACCAAGCAGTATTCAACATGAAACTGGATGTGCCTAAGTCGAAGTTCAATCAGCTGAACGACGCCGACCTGCGTACGCGCCTTGAAGCCGCCCGCACGGTAGAGTTCAAACCGATGACACCTAAAATTGAACCGCTTCCCCAAGAAGCAGAATAGGTGGCCATCATGACATTCCAAATCATTACAGCTGATCAACGTGCAGAGATGTACGACAAAAGCATCGCAATGGTTCTTCTTGGGCCGAAGGGTGCAGGTAAAACTTCTCAACTAGGGCACTTGCCTGATGATGAGACGCTATTCGTTGATCTTGAAAAAGGTGGCCGTAGCGTTGTTGACGGTGAGTTCGCCTTTAAAGGTGACAGTATCCAAATGACAAGTTGGCCTGAGCTGCGCAATCTTGCATGTGTTCTTGGCGGCCCTCGCGCCGGCCTGAGTAGCAAGCAGCCTTACAGCCAGGAGCACTATGACGCGGCCTCTAAAAATATCGATCCTAAAATGTTCGAAAAATACAAATACATCTTTGTTGATTCGGTGTCTGAAGTCTCTGACATCTGCCTGAAATGGGCACAAGGCCAGTGCATCACTAAGAACGGTGATATCGACAAACGCCAGGCTTACGGCTTATTGGGCGATGAGATTAAAGCGTTCCTTCGCCAGTGGAAACACATTGACGGCAAGCACGTTATCCTGACCTGCCTTATGTGCCAAAAGACCGACGACAAGAGCGCCCGCTACTGGGATGTACAGCTTGACGGTTCACAGGCTATGCAGGCGCTTGTGTCAATTTTCGATGATGTGATCTGCATGATCGATATCCCAAACCCTAAAGACCCTCAAGAGATGATCAAGGCGTTCATCACGCGTGAGCCTAACCCTTATGGGGTACCTGCTAAGACGCGATCTTCTCATCTTAATGCGATCGAAGAGCCAAACACCGCCAAACTCATTAACAAAATCCAGAAAAAGAAAGCTAAATAATCATGAACATGAACTTTGCAGACGCCCCTACAGGCGGCAACTTTAAAACAATCCCAGACGGCACATTGCTGTTCGGTCAACTGCTCGTTAAACCTTACAACCTTGATCAAGGCGTAATCGAAAAACCGGCTAAAGACCCTTCATCTACCTGGCGTGGTCTAGACTACGACATCAAGGTAATTGGCGGCGAGTTTGACGGTCAAGAGCTACGCTACAATCACCTGACAACATCTCACGAAAAGCAGGATGTTGTAGATATCGGCCGCTCAAATATTCGCGCCATTCTTGAAACTGGTAAAAAAGCTAGTCAGAAGAACCCTGCAGGTTACTCAATTAGCTCTTACGCTGACCTGCACGGCCTTCTTGTAGCCGTTGAAGTGAAAGAAGAGACCTACAAAGACAAGGTCAATGCAAAGGTAGGTAAGTTCTTATCTGCTAACCCTGAAGGCCAGTACCACAAGCAATTCTTGGAGCTGATGAACAACTACGGCGGCACCATTCCTAACGTGCCCCCTGTTGAGCCTATGGCAGGTCGCGAGACTTCTAACAACTCAAACTCAACCAACACTGCACCTGCAGCCGGTAACGGCTCTTGGGATTCTGACGCACCTGCGACTGCGGAATCTAAGGGTGACGGTAACTTCCCATTTTAAGGAGTAGAACATGACAGAAGGTAAAAAAACTCTGTCTTCTAAAGAGGCCGCAGAATTTCTCGGCCTCGCAGAAGATACGCTCCGCTGGAAACGTCATCACGGAAAAAAGGATCAACCGCCTTACTACAAGGTTGGCCCAAGGATTGTTTACGATCTCGACGACCTAAAGGAATACCGCGATTCAAAGCGTGTTGATCCGGCTAACGCAATCGAACTCTAAGGAATAACAACAATGCCAATCCTACGCCCACGACAGGATGTTTGCGCCAAGCGTGTACTCAAAGCGCTTAAGGTCACAAGCAGCACACTTGCTGTTGCGCCTACAGGCGCCGGCAAAACATTTATCCTAAGCGCGGTCTGCAGCAAGCTACCCGGCCGCCACCTGATCCTTCAGCATAGCGATAAACTGCTTGAGCAAAACAAGGCAACCTACGAGCTTTGGAATGGTACGGACACATCTATCGTCAATGCCAACTGTAAGGACTTCACTGGCCAGGCAGTGTTTGCCATGGTGCAAACCTTGTCACGCGACGGCACTATTGAAGCCCTAGATCACTTCCATTTTGATGTACTTGTGATTGATGAAGGCCACCATGCAACGGCCCCGACCTACAAACGAATCATCGAAGCTGTTAAGGCTAAAAACCCGAACGTGAAGATCTTCCTTGTGACCGCCACACCAATGCGTGGCGACGGTGCGGGCCTTGGCCAGGTGGTTGATTCTGTGGCTGACGTTATCACCCTAGAAGACCTGATCGCTGCAGGCAACTTGGTAATGCCTCGCACATTCATCATTGATATTGGCTGCCAACAAGAGCTTCAGGATATGCCTATTGTTGGTATCGATTACGATATGGACCGCGTGGCCGAGATCATGAACAAAGACATTCACAACGAGCGAATCGTTAAGGAATGGCAAGAACATGCCGGTGATCGTCAGACAATAGTGTTCTGTAGCACGGTTCAGCATGCCAAAGACGTCTGCGCAGCCTTCCAAAAAGAAGGCATTAAAGCCGGGGTGGTTCATGGCAGCATGACTACAACTGAGCGCGACAATACCCTGAATGCCTTTGAGTGCAGACAGCTTCAGGTTCTTGTGAACGTCATGGTTCTTACTGAAGGGTATGACTGTCAGATCGTGTCTTGTGTGGTGTTGCTATGCCCTTCAAGCCAACATAGCACCCTACTACAAATGATTGGCCGCGGGCTTCGTATCGTCACGCCGGACAAATACCCAGACGAGAGTAAAGAAGATTGCGTCATTCTCGACTTTGGCACGAGCTGCACCAACCATGGATCTCTTGAGCAAAACGTATCGCTTGAAGATCAACGCGCCTTCGGTTCTGAAGGTGGCGACGCACCGTCTAAAGAATGCCCCAACTGTGAGGCCCCTAACCCACTTTCAGTGAAGGTGTGCTCGCTCTGCGGTCAGGAGTTCAATCCTGCAGCCATGCAAAGTGCATCGCTTTCAACATTTACCATGCGCGAGGTGAAGCTCGTTAAGCAGTCACCATACAAATGGCAATCGGTTAACCCTCGTGTGTTGGTTTCAACATCGTTCAACAGTTGGGCCATGGTGATCTTCCATAAAGACACCTGGCATGCAGTGGGTGCGACCGCCAACAACACTCCAGTGGCATACCTGGCTAAAGGTAAACGTCTGGCGGCATTGTCTGCAGCCAATGATTTCATGTGCCGTTACGGCAGCACGGCCGATTCAGGCAAGCGCAAATCTTGGTTGCGTAAAGACGCCACAGAAAAACAACTCAAAGCCCTAAACGATCCGCTGAACTTCGGCATGAACCGATACGAAGCAGCCTGCCGTCTAACGCTTAAGTTTAACAAGGCTGCCATTGGCAAGCTGATTAACTAAAGGAAACCACAAAGGTGAGTAATGAAAAACAAAAATACCGCCACCCTTTTGTCATGTTTCTACTGGTTAAAAGAACACCCAAAACGAAGTTCGTAAGAAGGGAAATCATATTCATTCGTACGCTCTTACTGCAGAGCCTTTACCGGGCGCTGAAGTGCGACAAAAAAGAGATTGAATTTTTAACGAGTAGCAATAACCCAGTTAGGAAAAAGTTCACATCCCTGGCGGGCGTCGACGATCAATGGTTCGTCGAGAGTGTGCAAAGAGTTTTAAACAAAGAGTTCAAAATGCCCCAGTACCGTCAGCTTCGATACATCTGGTGCGATTATCCTGAACTCAGTAATGGCGAGAAGGAAAGCGATGAATACAAAGTCCTGCGATACATGTACGGATAGCCGCACAGCTTGCTACGGGTTCTCTGGCCAAGCTAATGGCGGCCGACCAGAAACCAAGTGGCTATGCCCCAAGTGCTACCTCGTGTCGGGTGAGCGCGCCACCATTATGATCAAACAAATACAAGAGCTGAGTAAATAACAATGCAAGAACTACTAAACAAAGCAGCTGAAGCTAACACCCCTTTAAACTTTGCACCCACGCCAAAGTCATACCTAAACGACCGCATCAACAAGTTGGTTGATGCCGCTCTTGAGAAAAAGAATAAGGCGCAGCCGTCACGCACCTACCTTGGTGGCTCGCGCCTTGGTGTTGAGTGTGCCCGTTCCCTCGCTTACGAGGCACACCACACCGCTAAAGATTCTGACTTCCCTGGCAAAGTCATTCGCCGCTTTGATCTGGGCCACGCTCATGAAGATCTAACAGCTGAGTGGCTTCGTGCTGCAGGCTTTGAACTTGTAACCCATGGGCCTGACGGTGAGCAGCTAGGCTTCAGTGTATTAGGCGGTAAGATTGCCGGGCACGTTGACGGCGTACTTGTGAGCGGTCCTAAAATTAAAGGCCTCACTTCCCCTGCTCTTTGGGAACACAAAATCATGAATGAATCTAACTTCAAGGCCTGCAAGAAGAATGGTCTTGAGGATACTAAGCCAGTGTACTTCGGCCAAAACCAAATCTACATGGCCTACTCACCTATGTTCTGGCCTGAGCAGATCTCAAACGCCCTACACACAAACCTAAATACGAATACATCGGAGCTGCACTTTGAGGTAATCCCATTCCGCCCAGATGTAGCCCAAGAGTTATCAGATCGCGGCGTCTCGATCGTGCATAGTGATCGCCCAGAAGAAATGCCCCGCATTGCAAGCCGTTCAAACGACTTTCGTTGCAAGTTCTGCAGCTACAAAAATACATGTTGGAAGGAAGAAAAATAAGATGAAAGCCATTCTCGCACTAGACCTTGGAACCAAAACCGGTTGGGCAGCAAAGACAGCTGAAGGTAAAATCATTTCAGGCAACATCAACCTAACGCCTAAGCGTAAAGACAGTTTTGACATGCGCTACGTTCGCTTTAAAAACTTCCTTGATAACCTTTACCTACGCTCAGGCAATTCAATTTCGCTTGTATGCTTTGAAGAAGTTCGCCGCCATGCAGGTACTGGTGCTGCCCATGTTTACGGAGGTTTTCAAGCCTACCTAAAAACTTGGTGCGGTGAGAACAACATTCCCCATACATCGATAGCAGTTGGCACCTGGAAAAAGCATTTTACAGGTAAGGGCAACAGCTCTAAGTCAGAAATTCAAGACGAAGCCAAGAAGCGCAACTTTGAATTTGAAACTGAAGATGAAGCTGATGCTATTGGCATTCTGCATGGCTACCTAGCTGAAGCGGAGCAGATGTAATGACGGTACAAAACTTCGCCCCTAAACAACACCGCTATAGCTTGGAAGAAGTGCGTGATGCACTTAATGCCAATGCCAAAAGCGTATTGCAGCACCTCTTCCCTGCAGGCCGTATAATCTCTGGTGAGTTTTGTATCGGTGACATCACTGGCACAAAAGGTAAGTCGCTACGCTTTAACCTGGACAAGTGCGAGGGTAAAGACTTTGCAGCAGGCACAACCTTCGGCGACATGCTCGATGTATGGAAAGAAGCCAAGGGCCTTGACTGGCCTGAAGCCATTCAGACAGCAGCTGAGTACATGGGCATTAAGGCGTCTAATGTTTCATCAACAGCCCCGGCCGATGAAGAGGATGAAGATCTCTACATCCCTCGCCGCGACGGTAAAATGGTAGGCAAATGGGTTTACCATGATGCCGCCGGTAACGAGTGGGGTATTGAGTACCGCTTCGATAATCCGCATGAGCCAGGTAAGAAAGATCACACACCGTGGGATTGTGCTAAGCAGATCTGGAAAATGCCTGAAGGCCCACGCCCTCTATATCGCCTTCCTGAGCTATTGAAAGACACAAGCCCTGTGATTGTAACCGAAGGGCCCAAGAAGGCACAGGCGCTATCAGAACTTGGCTTTAACGCTACCTCACCTATTGGTGGGTCGAACGCCCCGGCTAAATCTGATTGGGATATTTTCAAGGGCGGCCGCTCTGCAATTATCTGGCCTGATAATGACGAAGCCGGTGCTAAATTTGCTGAAAATGTAAAGAACCTGATCACAAAAATTGGCGGCCGTGTAGAAGTATTGGCGCCACCAAAAGATAAGCCGAGTAAGTGGGATGCCTACGACGCTATTCATCATGACAAATGGTCGGCCGATAAGGTTAAAGAGTTCTTATCAACACATATGGAAACGCCAGGCATTAACATTCTTAACTGGCATGTGGGCAAGGCCTACCTTGGCGAACCTGCAAAGCGCAAGTGGCTTGTTCAAGACCTCTTCCCCCAAGGCAAGGCAATGCTTTATGCAGCACCGGGTGGCGCAGGTAAAAGTTTTAAGATGCTTGAGCTTGCCTACATGGTTGCATGCGGCCAGACATACAAAGATTTTCTAGGGCACACCGTTAGCCAAAAGGGCGCGGCCGTAATCTTCACAGCTGAGGATGATCAGGAAGAGGTTCACCACCGCCTAAAGTCTATTGATCCTGACGGCCGCTACGAATCAGGCAAGATCCCTTTGTACGTTATTCCCCTACCCTCGCTTGACGGGCCTTTAACTATTGCCCGCAAAGGCCCTGAAGGTGTCGAAGCCACACAAGCCTGGCGTGATATCTGCAATGCGATCGCCTACATCAGCGATATTAAAATGGTTGTCTTTGATCCGCTGCAGACATTCATCTCAATTGATTCTAACGATGCAAGCGAAGGCCAGTTCGTATGTGGCCTGCTTGGTTGGCTCGCAACAAATACCGGCGCAACTGTTATCGCTACGCACCACATGAGCAAGCGTAAAGAGTACACATCCCCGGCTGAAGCGCGTGACGCTATCCGTGGCTCAACTTCATGGGTTGACGGCCTGCGTTTGTCGTACGCTATGTGGCCGGTGCCTGGTCGCAAGAATGCCGAGATTCTTAAAAAGCTTGGTCGCAAACCTATACCGGGCATCGTATTCAATGGCGCCGTCGTTAAATGTAACGGCCCGTCTGATCTATCAGTACGTACCCTTATCCGCAACATGGATACCGGCATCCTAGAAGATATGACCCAAAAGGTTAAAGAGATCTACAACGCCAAAGACGCCGACATCTCTGAGCCGCTTATCGAGGCGATCAAGAAAGCCGCGGCCGAAGGTAACCCATTCACCAAAACAAAAACAAGCGGGATATACACCCGCAAGAAAGAGCTTCCAGGCTATATGCATGGCCTTGGTCGTGACCAACTTCAAGACGCTGTTCAGCAGCTGATTGACGCAGGTCAGATTGTTAAATGCGCTATCGACGGTGGGCAGGCCATGTGGCTTGACGTACCTGGCGGCGCGCTTCACCTCAACCAAAACTAAAAGAAAGCAATACAAATGCAAACCCACACAACAGTACAAAACAAACCAGCTACAGTAGAAAACCAATTCTCTAGCTACACAAACCAAACCGTTGAGAAAGCAACCAACAGTATCTTCCGTCAGGTTGTTGAGCTGAATCACCTGGGTGTGATCTCAACTGATATCGTTGCGACCCTCACCTCAAAGCTGAACGATGCAAGCTTCATGACTATTGACGTGGCTCTGACTGATGATCAGAAAGAACAAGTTGAAAAGATGATCCCCGACATCGTACGTGACTGCGTTCAAAAGTACGTCGCCAACATCAAGAAAGATGAGCGCACCATGAAGGTTGCCCAGATTGTTGAGCGCGAGATGAACTGCGTCATCGGTGAAAGCTTTGCGGCCGTCGCAAAAGAAACTAACCGCGGCGCGATCATCAACTGCACCGCAGTGTCGGCCGACACTAAGAACAAAGACACCAACAAGATTGAGCTGAACTACCCTAAGGCCCACGGTGATATTACGATCCCGACAAAAGGCCTGTTCATCTCAACCAACTGTGTGCAGCAGATCCGTGAAAGCGCGCGCGTTGATACCGATGCAGCCCTAGCAAAACTCGAGAAGCCTGCCGCCAAAAAAGAAACCAAAGAAGTTTCTGATGCCGGCAAGAATGAGTGGGGTGCGTAATGAGTAGTCACCTAAAACATACACCGGGCCCTTGGTTAGCTGACGGGTTCTTCGTAAGCACTAAGGATGACGAGCATTCAATTGTTTCGGCTGTTATATCAAAACCAGATGAAGAACTGAAGGCCAATGCCCACCTAATCGCTGCAGCTCCTGACTTGCTTGAGGCTTGTGAGGCAGCTCTGAAAAAACTGAACTCTATTTGTCAGCATTCTAATGCTGCTCATGAAGCACAGACCATGATCAGAGAAGCAATCAACAAAGCAAAAGGGTTGTCATCATGAAGAACAAGATGATCGACCTGAACAACCACCTATTCGCTCAGCTAGAACGGCTGAGCGATGAGGATCTTCAACCTGAACAGATCAAGGATGAAATCAATCGTACCAAAGCTATGGTTGACGTCTCTGACCAGATCATCAAGAACGCTGCACTGGGCCTTGAGGCACAGAAGTTTGTAGCCAAGCATCGCCCACTACCTGAAGGCACGGGTGATAGTTTTCTCGATGCGCTGCAGCTGACAAGCGGAGGCAAGAAGTATGACTAAGCGTACATCTATTCCCTACTCAGATGCTGAGCTTGCCTGGATTGAGAAACACAAAACACTTGTGCGTCGCGAGGCGCACAAGAAGTTTGTCAAAAAGTTCGGCCGCACAGATGTTTCTCTAAAAAACTACAACGCTCTATGCAAGCGCAAAGGTTGGATGACTGGCCGCACCGGACAATTCATCAAAGGTCAAGAGTCTCATAACAAAGGTAAGAAAATGCCTTACAACCCGAACAGCGCGCGCCACCAATTCAAGAAGGGCAACAAGCCGCACAACACAAAACATGCAGGGCATGAGCGTATTAGCGTAGACGGATATATCGAAGTCAGCATCAATGAGACAAACCCTCATACCGGCTTTGAGCGCCGCTACGTTTTAAAGCATCGCCACCTCTGGGAAAAGCAGAATGGCCCTATCCCTGAAGGTATGTGCCTGAAGTCTCTCGACGGCAACAAGCTGAATACTGATCCGTCGAACTGGGAGCTTATCGATCGGGGCACACTTGCAGTGCTTAACCAACGCAATGCGCATAACTACAACGACGCACCCGCAGAGGTGAAGCCTGCCCTTCTTACCCTGGCTAAACTCAAGCACCGGGCATCGCAGATTGAAAAGGATAACAAGACCGATGAGTAAGCCCTTCAGCCTATACCGCATTAAGCGTGATGACGGCATGCGCTTTCAGCGGTTCAACCATTATGGCCAAACGCCACCACGCCTTGGCCCATGCCGCAGTGAGTTCACAGATGCCGGCACATTCTTTCGCAAAGTGAAGGAAGTTAAGACCGCACTTGAACACCTCGTTATTAACGATCGCTACGGCCTACATCAAATGAAGGTTGAGCAAATCAACGTAGACGAACACACCGCACAAACAATAATCGCAACCGACTTTATGGGGGGTAAGTAAGTGAAAGCACTCTCAATCAGACAACCTTGGGCATGGCTCATTGTGAATGGATATAAAGATATCGAGAACCGTTCTTGGCCTACAAAGAAACGCGGCCTTATCGCTATTCACGCGAGCAAGACAATGACCAAAGAAGATTATAACACTGCAAAGCAGGTAGCCTTATCTCAAGGTGTAGCTATTCCTGATCGCATACATTTCGACCGGGGCTGCATTGTCGGTGTCGCCGTCATTAAAGATTGTGTCACCGAGAGTGATAGCCCGTGGTTCTTTGGCGAGCATGGTTTTGTTCTTGAGAACGCCAAGCCTTGTGCGCCCTTCCCTTACAAGGGGCAGTTAGGTTTCTTCAATGTAGTCCTGGAGGTGTAACCATGAACGGCTTCATCCCACCATTCGCAGGCCAAGACGTGCAGAACTATATCGTGCGTGTACTTAACACCAATGCCGGTGATGATCTAAAAAAACAAATCCTGTTCTGCACCGTAGACTTTGCGCATGAATATCATCTTACAGAGGTTACTAAACCTTCAAATCTGCGCCCGGTCGAGGCTGCCTTTGCCCGTGCAAAACATGAGCAGCTCAAACCGCTGAAGGTGCCAACAGTGAAGGATCAGATTAAAGCAGCTGAAGAAGCGGCTAAATCTAAAACCGCCGAACCTATTGGCAAGAAGGAATCTTTTAAGGCTATCGAGCATGCATCATCTGATCAGCTTAAACCTAATGAGCCTGAGCCAATTCAAAAGCACAAACCTGTGCCAGACGAAAAGATCACGCTGAAGGGTGAGCTTGCAAGCCTGCGATCTACCAAGATCATGTTTGAAGATATTGACCTTGGCCAGATTAAACCGGGCAAACAAATCACACCAACAGCAACAGTGCGAGTAAGGCATCCGTTAGAACTTCCTGAGTGGTTAACAGCTAAAGAACTGAAAGACCTTACAGGCAAGAACCTACAACGCATTTATCACGAAGCTAATAAGCAAAACTGGCGACGCTCAAAGCGCGGCCGCACTGCCATTTACTACCGTGATGATGCCAAACCTTTTATTGATAAATGGAGTAAATAAACATGACCCACAAAATCCAAGAAGGCATGACAGTAAATTACTGGGCAGGCCTAAAGAAAAACGAACCCACTGGAACCGCTAAGGTTACTGCTGTAGGTAAGCTCGGCAACATTGAAATGGCTTGGCTTGATAACGGCAAGTGCTACGCAACATCACATATTGTGGAGGCCGCCAATGTCACAGCAAAATAACGATTACAAATTTAAGTCCGAACTAACTAAGAAAGCCCTACCTACAGGATACTCTCACCTAATTCACGTAAGCCGTGATGAAGTGCCTGGCTTGCTTTCTAGAATTAAGGCGCTTGCCGAGAATTGCGACTGGATCAAGATGTATGCCGTGTGCCAGGTTGACGGGGATTATCACTTATGGACTGCTGATAGAATCCAGAAGCGTATCAATGCTCTAGGCAAGGATATTAGCATGCTGAAATCAGTCCTAACCCGCCACCCTGAAGGCGACCTGCAGGAGGGTGAGTAGATGCCAGTATGTGAGTGGAGAAATGACACTAAGTTTAGAACAGTAACAGACGAAGAAGTTTTGTCGGAGCTAAAACGATTAAAACAAAATACTGATAAGCTCTTTGATGTTGAAGAAAGGCGCGTGGAGGTAAAGCGCTTGTTTAGAAAGCCTAAGGTTTTGTACCTATACAATTTTTATTGGTTCATCATTGGCCCAGAATGGCAAGAGATACAAGCTGTGCAGGAAAAATGTTCCTTACTTGCCTATGTGTTCGGGGTTCAAGCAGGCCTACAAAAGGCCGGAAAACAAAATTAACCACCCCTTGAAATAACCACACTCACCCCCTACCTATACCCCAACAACCGTTGGGGTATTTTTATGACTGACTTACTTAAAGAAAAAGCCGGTGAATTTTGGGTCGAGATGGCCAATAAAGAAGGTTATTCTTTCATTGTTTTTGCTCACATCAAATTTGAACACGTCTTAAAAAGAAGAATCGCGAACAGGCTAAGTCTTAATATTGCTAATGTTAAAAAGAGCAGAATCGCCAGTGAGAGAGTTATCCGCGATTTTCGGACAGCAAATGAGCTTGCCTATGCTCTTGATATTATAGATAGTCAGACGTTTGGTTTTCTTGATAAGCTTAACAGTATTCGCAATAGAGTGGTGCATCGAGAAGACTACAGCATATCTGAAGATGAGTTTAAGAATCTAATTAACTGTGCCCCTCAAGATATTCCTTTGAAAGATAGGATTAAAAAGTACAAAAGAATTGAGTACAAAATTGAATCAATTCTTTTGGGCATATTTGTAATGCTTGAATCTGGCATGCATAATGTTGTTGAAATTAAAGATTCTGACCACCCTTTAAAAATTGATATCGGGAGCAGCAAGTTAGTAACCTTTGACGCCCCTGAGTTCTGCGGCATACTTTCATCTAAATTCCAGAAGATTAAATAAGGCATGCACCATGACAAAAGAACTCACCCCCAAACAAGAAAGCCTACTGGATAAGCTTAAGCGCGCAGGGCCTCCTGCAATCATTACCGCTGCTGGCACACTTGACCCCACTGTAGCAATTGCCACCGCAGCAATAACCGGCTGGGTTGGACCTAAGTCTGCTGAACATCGTGATGATTTTCTTGAAGATGTTTGTCGCAACCTTTCTGCAGATGCACTTGACAAAGAACCTCCACAGCTATTCATCACAGCAATCAATATGGCTATGCCATACGTGCATCGAACACGTGTTGATGAAAAAATTCAGGCTTATAAGAATATAGTTGTTAATGCACACAACAATTCAAATGATGATGAATATATGCTGCAACATGTTATTAGAATTATAGATCAGCTCTCAGTTCTTCATCTTCATACCCTGATGACCCTAAGCAAGGTCGAACCAAATGAGCTTGTAGTCAAATACGTAGAAAGAAGTAACGATATTGAAATGATTAGAACTGTCAATCAGGTGGCTCTAAATGATTTTATAAAAAGGTTAATGCGCCCACAGGCTGACGATGAATGGGCAAACCTTTTAGCTAACGACTTAACCACCATGAACCTAATTAAACCATCTAAGCTCTTTGATGGCGATACCTATAATGGTCTAACGCGCCTGGGTAGTCGCGTTGTTGAAATGATTAAACCTAATTAACCACATCAAGACTGAGCACATCAGCCTTATCGACCTCGGCCGTCAGCATTCCGTTGTAGGGCTTATCTAAATAAACCATGACAATCTGACGTCCGGCTTCTTCACAAAAATATTCATTGAGGATTTCGCCGAATATTTTATACGGCCGCACGTAGCAGTATTTAATACCTTTAGCCATGCGGTACCCCGCTAGTTCGTTTTACCCCGCACCTTTTCTACTGTGCGCAATGTACCGTAAATGCCAAGCACGGCCCCAGTAAGCCAAACCATTTGATCTACTGGCATTTCAAACTTACGGCCGGCAAACATTTGGAAGATCGGATTGGCTACAAATTCCATAAGCCAACCCATAGCAGCAACCCATAGCAATGCAGGTCGGCCGCCAGCAACAAACCAACTCTTATGCGACGCAGCAACCTTATTGATCTCTGCCTGGATCAGATACGGATTTTGGCGCAGCTTTTCCATAGCTGCTGCAGCCATGGCCCGTTCTTCATCACTGGTAAAAAGTTTATCGAACATATCGCCAACAGCTTCAACCGGTTTAGCGACTTCTTCCCCAACTCCTAAAATCGTCTTGATTAAACCCATTCTAGTAGCTCCACACTGTTGGTTGATCTCTCAGGTCTAGGTGGATGAAGCGGCTGTTGTGTGGCCCCTTCTGGCTAATGCCCACACCCTTAAAGCCTACAGTAAGGGCAAGGCCAAGTAACTCATATGCGTCAGCACCACTTACCAAGATATCAGCTGCCTTACCTTGAACGTGCATACTTGCCGGAGCGCCGCCAATTTTCTTGTTGTATTCCGGTGTGCGCAGGCCACTAGTGATAAGCATAGGCTTACGGTAAAGATTGCGTAGCATTTGAAGGCGACGCATAAACTCTTCGCTCATCCCCTTCTCAGCGCTGCCCGGCACATCAGGACTGTCAAACTCATGAGGTTTAAAGTGTGTAAGTTCTTTCCAATATTTAGGCATTAGTGGCCCCCTGTCTTAATAAAAGCTGCAACGATACCAAGGGCCGCAGCCACCGCACTTACCACAAAAAGCACACCACCTATAAAGCCTTTGTAGCGGGTTAGTTCTTGTTGCATTGCTTGCTGCGAAGCCTGCAAGGCCTTATTGTCAGCACGCAATGACTTAAGCTCAACTTTAATTTCATCTAGCACTTTGTGAATTGAGATCCCTTCCATGTTTAAACCCCCTCTGGTTTTGTTGGCCATACAACATCGTCAGGATCTGAGAAGTCCTGAGGAACGTCACGAAGGGCTTGGCGATATGCACGGGCTGCAGCTTCAGCCTGGGCATCATTGTTATCAAGCGCTATTTCAATCATACGGTCCGCATCATCCAAAAGCGGGCTACGTTTATTGCGAATACTTTGCCAGGCACGAGGAATGCGCTCATCTTCAGCGTAATCCTCACGGCTTTCAAGGTATGCATCAAGTTGACCTTCTGTCAGTTTTTCTTCCAAGCTCATAACGTGTTTTTTATTTGTATGCATAAACCGTAGCCTCCAAGTCAATGTTTGCAATATCGCCAATAAGGCGCAGTTCATCGTAGGCGATAGTGCCCAGATCCCCCGTATCTTCCACCCAAGAAAATGCACCATTCATTGCGTATACTCGGGTTTGTGCAGGTGTAGTACCAATCCCAAGCCCTGCATTAAAAACAAGCTTGGTGCGTGTATCAGGTGAAAGTGGCGTGAAGAGCTGAACATCGCCCCAGTAGATATCATATGCATTGGCATCAAAATCATTAGCACGGTGTAGCGGTGCATTGTCTGAGCCAAGGAACTGATCAGATCCTGCAGATGTGGCGTAATGTAGACCTACTGAACCATAGGCCTTACCAGCAACCTTGACGCCACCGTTATAAAGTGCCGCACAAAGGTTGCAGTTTGTGGCGTATACTTTCGCCCGGTGGATTACAATCTTAAGAATTTTAGTACCCGCGGGTACGGTGATTGATACACCTGCACTGTTTGTGACTGAGATATTCTCAATGAATGATACGGTCTCAAGCGCAGCAATCGCCTGCTTGGTTCCTCTAGGCGTCATGGCAACAGCATCGCTAGTACCAGCTTCCGCTGTAGCTTGATCCGCAATGCTCACACCAAAGGCCAATGTTTCATCACCGCCGGGGGTGGTTACTGATTTAAAGCAAAGCTGGCCTGCAGCCAGAATATCGTTCAAAGGCTTTGGCGTTGTATCAGCTGCAGTCGCTTTAACTGTACCAATGCTTGCCAATGCCGTATCTCGCGCAGCCTCAGCATCAGTTTTCGCAGATTGAGCATCAGTAGCAGAACCTGCAGCTGCAGTAGCTTGGTTCGATGCTGTTGTTGCTGAAGCCGAAGCTGCCGCTTCCAATGCAATAATGTCAGCGATCGTGGTATCGAGATCATCGATGTTAACATTGCTTGCACGAAGTGCACCTGTGTTGCCGTCAAATACAATGGCTTTGCCGTCTGAAGGTGTTGGCAGCTGAGGTGTTGTTACATTCGTCCCCTCCGGGTAACCAATCTTCTTATCTGAGTTACGCTTCAGCTCTTGCATAATTGCAATATGTTTTGCGCCCTCATTGTTCATAGTTAGGGGGCGCAAGTCATTACTGTAAATCACATCGCGACCAATCTCCGTTGAGCGATAAATAGCGATATCCTCACCACCGCTGAGTGCAGAATCCAAGACAGCGAAACCGCCGTCATTGTTTTTGATGTACTGCGCAGCAACCGTGAAAGTAGCAGGATTGCCGTCAACTAGGATTACAAGATCATCAGCTGCAGAGATCCACCAATCAAAAGGGATATCTGTTTGACCGACGTTACCCGTCAAAAAGTCTTCGGTATCTTTAATCTCAATTAGTGTCGTCATTATTCACCCCTTATAAAGCTGTCGATGTTTTCTGGATTTACGTTATTCTGTTCAAGGAATCGCTGCCCGCCTGGTGTGGTGGCCACCATTGTCTTAAGGCGTGAGCGGCGCTGATCTACACGATCTCGTAGCGCTTCATCTTGGGCTAACAGTTTATCTCGAGCGCGACCCAAGGCTTTGCTATAAACCATTTTAATAAGCCCTGGCTTAGTCATATTCTGCACGCCGTCGATACCAGTTCGCAACGGGTCGCCTAGAGACTTGTAAACCGGGGTTTCCATTAGGCGGCCGACCTGAGCGTAAACATCCTCATCTTCATTAAGAATACGCAGCAGCTCGTCATACTGATCAATATCCAGGCGCACACCGTCAATGCGTTTTGTAGGCTTTGGAATGTAGGCCTGCACGCGGATCATCTCTTCAATCACCGGGTCGTTGTCTACGCTGTGGTATGACGACGGCAAGATATAACCAATGGTCTGTGGATCACGCTTAATTGGGCGGCCGAACATATCGCGCTTAGGGCGCTCTAAAAAGCCCGTACGAGCCTGAATGGTCTCAAGCAGTGTGGTTGGGTTCGGCACATCCTCATTCACTTCATTTGCCACGAAATTGACCGCATTAGGCACTGCGAATGATGACCCGATAAAGTTCAGCGTTGTTTTGAACTGATCAACGTCTTTATTGGCAACAGCCTCAAGCATCTCTGAAACTGACTTCATAAAGGTTTTTGAAAGTAAAGATTCGCTGATTGCCAAGATACTGTATGAAACATAGTCGCTCATATCACGCTCAACATCTTCGCCGAAGTCGTTACCCATAAAGTCAGAGATCTCAACAAAGTTTGCTGCCGACAAAAAGATCGAGCTAATCGGATCATAACGGCCGATATCGACGTAAGTATCACCAATGCGCACACTGTTCGGGCGCCAGCCTGCACCCTTAAGCATGTTGGTTTCTTTAATGTCAACACCCCCGGCCCCAGTCAGGTTTCCGGTAAGCGCCATTTCATAGCCCAACATAAAGATGCCGGTACCCATAGCCAGGCGGCCCATGGCCATATCCGCTCGCGCACCACCTGCGGCGATATCACGATAAAAGCCCGGGGCGAGGCCCACAAGTGGCGTACGGCGCACAAGCTGTTTAGCAAGGTTTGTAGGGGTTTTGATAAATGGAATCAGAATACGCCCGCCAGGCAAAGTGTTCAAAGCGTTCTGAATTGACTTCGCTACAGGCCCCAAGTCCTCTTGGAATGTATTGATTCGGGCAAAGTCAATCGCCTCCTCTTCGATACCTTCTTGCACAAACGGTGTAAGGTTTCCGTCACGCAAGGCAGCTTGCACCTTTGCAGCTGAGTTATCGTTCAAAGTTTTCTTCAGGCTGTGCTGCAGAGGAACTTCCATAAGCTCTTTAACACGCGCCTCATAGCCCGCACCAGTAAGACCTTCAGTCATAGCTTGGCGGTGTGCCTGAGCTGCGACCTCTGCACGATACAAAAGGGCCTTCGCCACATCATCCTTGTTTTGCATGTAAGTTGAAGGGAAGTTAATTACTGAACCTGCGTAATCGATACCGCGGCCCATGAGGGTATCTTTACCAACACCGAACTCTGCAAAGTTCTCAGCTGATATTGCCCGGTGCGATCGCGGCACATCAAAACGGGTTTCGTTATCGATGCGCATATTTTCAAATGCACCTGTAACATCGGCCAAACCTTCACCTTCTTTGAAGCTCTTGCCAATTAAACGCCAGGTATCTTTAACGCTCTGCATGTAGCTTTGCATCATGATGCCTGCTTCACTTGCATACACACGGTTGTTGTTACCTGTCATCGCAGCTCGAAACTTACCGATCGTGCCTGCAGCCAATTTTTCGGTGGCAACATATGGTGACCAGATCATGTTTGAGATCGTATCAACCAGTAGCGTCTTGGGGCTTGATAGAATGCTGTTCATATAGAACTCATTCAACACATCGCGCGTCAAGGCACCTGCACGGGCAGCCTTTGACTGCCCAAGGTTTTGAAGGTATGTAAGCGCCTGATGCTGCCCTTTAGGGCCGTCTTCAAGTAGACTTGCAATATCACGAGCAATATCTTGCTTTGATTTACGGTTAGCCCCCGCCAATACATCACGCACCTTATTCAAGGTAACTACGGCCTGAGTGTGTCCACGCTCTCCAAGAGCGCGAGATACACTTGAAAAGGCCCCTTTAGAAGCCTCATGAACTTCAAGTGTTGCAAGAACATCCCCCAAGAAGTTGTCTACATTTTGCGGACTTCCACCTTCTTGAAGGCCTACAATCATTTCAGCTCGAGATTGACGCAGCAAATCAAAAGCGTCAGCTTCAATTTTTGTGGCTTTATTTAAGTGACGGATGATACCGTCTTGTCTAAAGATTTTATCAAGCCTACCGTCAAGCAATTGCTGTTCGGTTAAACCGCTCATATCTGCGATTTTCTTCTGAGCTTCAAGTGACAAGGCTTCCTTCTTACCGCCTGTAGTACCTTTGACGGTTTTTGAGAAATCATCTGTATCAGCAACCGATTCGCGTAGCTTCAAAATACGCTCAGTCACATCACGCTTGACTTTTAGGTCAGACGACCCCATATTATTTATGTGCCCGGTCGCGTTTTGGACGTGTGAGCTTGGCCCTTCGGTAGTAGCTCCCCGGGCCGTTTTTTGCCCTGAATCGTCTAGGACGTGAGGAGCGCGGTCACCTTCGGTGGCAGTTGCTCGCAGGGCTTTTTCTTTTGCTTCTTTACCAAGCTCGTTCCAATACATTGTTTGAAGGCGCAAGCGCGCACCTTTCTTACGGCTTTCAATTAGCTCTTCAACATAAACAACACGATCACCATAGTGCTTCTCATACACTACAGTTTGATTGCCTAGTTTTGAATCACCGCCATGACGAATATTATCTGGGTTAGATAGAATATCCGGGATCAACTCAAAGTCTTCTTCTTTCAGTGGGATTGCATCAGTTGAGTGTTTGTTCAGTGCGTGCTTAACACCAGATTCTTGGACAATGTGCTTAATATCGCCGGCATCTTCTCGGCCGAGAATTTCATTCAATTTAGCGTTTGTATTTGTTAGATCTACACCTTCTGTGCCGACATCAAGAATTGATTCGCCCTTAGGCTGTGATGCATTCGGTGTTTCCTTCACCTTCTTTACAAAATCGCGAATAGCTTTGACAGGCTTTGGCTTGCTGATCTTCGCAAGGGTTGTACCCTTTACACTCCACTTCATAGCCTTTACCGCCAAGAAAAGCTCATTTGTTAAACCGCCTGCAGCCACACCTTCAATGGCCTGCTTCAAGCGGCCCTCCAGGTCAGAATCGCTCTCATCGGCCGCTAGATACTGGGTAACGGCGTTGTTGAATACAGGGTTGTCAATCTCAGTAAGCATATTTGACAAGCGCTGTTCATGGCCCTCAAAGGCAGTCATGTCAGCAACAATACCTGCAGGTGCACCAGCAGCAAAAGTGCCCGCAAGCTTACCTACTCGGCTTGTACCTGCGAGCGCCTTAATACCCTGCTCAGCAGCTTTAATACATTTCGCTTTGACTGCAATGCCAAAAGGCACAAGGAACTGCACAATCGGCCGTGCTACCTGCCCTGCTGTTGATTCAGGCTCGTCTACTTCGGGTAACTCTGTGTTGTTCTTTTTCCCCGAGATGAATTGATCAACAAGCGTTTCGATATCCTGGTCTGATAGATCTTCATTGCCTGTGAGTTTTTTGCCCAGGTCTGTGGTGTAAAGTTTTTTTGAGACCATACCCCCCAGTTCAAATAACAGGTTCTTGGTACTCTCGGCGGCATCTCGTGCGCCACCAACAACAGTACGGCGCGTTTCTTCAATAAAGCCGGTATCTTCTTCAGGCTTTTCATTTTCAGCTTTTTTAGCTTTAAACGCAGCAAAGGCTGAATCAAAGTCAGACCCTTCCATAATGGCGCTCTCTCGATCTTTGGTGAAACTTTCAAAAATCGCATCATGAATATTATCATCCTGACTATCGAACGGTTGGCTGCTCTGCTGTAGATCTGTTGGTAGCTTCTTGTTCTGACTGTTTTCCATTTGCGTATTTTTCCTTGTTAACTTCAAAGATCATTTTGGCGCGAGCTTCGGTGATCGTGCCGTCTTCAACAGCCTGCATCAGGCTGTCTGGGGTTGGGTATAGTGAGGCATCTTCAATAACGCCTGGGGTTGATTCAGATAGCTTCTTACGAACATCGGCCTTCACTTGTTCTCCAGGCGTTTCAACATCACCGTCTTTACCAAGTGCTGTGCGGCCACCATAAGTTTGCTTAAGTTCAGCAATTCGCTGTTGAGTGAACACACGCAGCTCTGCCCGGCTTTGGATCTGCCCGTCAACAATCGCTTCCTGCAGGTCGATAAGGGCTTCTTCCATGATCTGCTCGTTGCGCTTGCTGTTCAGCTCAACATTGCCCTGGTCAAGCTTCTGGCCGCTGATCTGGGCCATAAGCATTTCCATTGGGCTAACCTTGGTTACCGGGAACTCGTATGAAAGCTGATCTTTGAACAGCTTTACTGCAGGCGTTCCCATAAGCCCGTTACGGCCACTCTCAAGCTCATTTTACAAACTCAGGTAGTCAGACGTAGAAAGCCCCTGACCATGAAGGGAATCTAACTCCTCTTGCGTCATATCGAGGGTGCGCACCTTACTTGTCACCTGCTGAAGCGTCGAAGGGTTAGAGTTTTGATACTTCTCTTGGCCTGATTCGGTCATAAACTTCTTGAGCTTCATAACCTGGTTAAGCTCTTCTTGGGTCTGAGCAACATCTAAAAGCCCCTCAATCTTTTCAGGGTTCTTTAGATCAGCAGGGTTTTCAAAAACACTTCGAGATACATCAACAAAAGCCACATCTCGAATATCCTGATCACGTTTTCTTTTGCGGTTCTCAACGGTTTGTTGAGCCGTGTCGAGCTGTTGGGCGAAGGTCACTAGCTTTGTTACTGTATCAGGGCGCATGTTATCCAGGTATTCATCGCCGGTACTTTTGGTCGCAATCTGGCTTGCCAACAAAATAGGGTTTTCATCCTGCATCAGCATTTGCTTAGCGGTGTTTACCTCAAGACGTTCTTTAAGCTTCAAGCGCTCCTTTGCGGCTTCACCTGGCAAAAGCAAGTTAGCCCGCTCAAGCGAATTGATGCTTTCATTCGCCTGGGCAAAGTAAGTCTGAAACTCTACGATATCTTCATCAGACTGAGGCACACCAATACGCTCAAGGTTTTGAGTGTTATGCTCAAGGCTTGCATACAAGGTGCTCTTATGGTCATTTCGCTGACGCTCCTGAAAAGCTGTATTAGCCTTCGATTGCACGACAACAGCCTTACGACGCAAGGCAATTTCAACTTCGGGCTGCGCACCTTCCGGGGTTTGGCCTACAACGGTCTGAATGTACTGATCCATAGCCCCCTCAAGGCCGTCATCACCTGCAGGCTGGTTAGCGTATTTGCTGCTCAACTCCTGAAACTTTGCCGACGTGTCCATATCTAGCTTTGCTAGGTATGACGACATAAAGCCCTCATTGTATGCTTGCGCCCGCGCCCCTGAATCCTGACGAAGCTGATCTGCATTATCGGCCGTAATCCCGGCGCGCTCCCCTTGCAGTTTTAGGTTTTCATGAATACGGCCCTCAATCGCCTTATTCATTTGGCCCAAAGATTCCCCCACATTAGCCGTAAAATTTGCAAGCGCACGATCACCTTCACTTGAAGTGAGGCGCACCTGGCGAAAACTCGTCTGAGGCTGAAGGTTAATTTTAGGTGTTTGAATTGGCATGCCTACCCCCTATCGACCGCGTGTACTCAAAAGTGAAGTACCCGCCAACCCAGAGTTCAGCAAGTATGCCGTACCACGACGACCTGCTTGAATTCCTTTGTTACGAAGTTGCGCCTGTTGCGCTCGACTTACAGAATCAGCCATACCACCCTGTCGGTTAGCTACGCTGAATAGTTGCTCATTTTGTCGCAGGGCTGTGCCTGAAGATGCATCAATGCCGGCATAAGCAAATGCAGCTTCATTCTGCTGCAGGGCATATGACAACTGTTTAGCTCGTGCGTTTTCTTCTTCGGCTGCCTGAGTTTTTTCAAACTGGCGCTCAAGTTTTGCATTTTGTTTTTCTGCTTTAGCTGCACCGTACTGCTGAACACCTGACATACCGGCTGCGCCAATACTTGCCACAGTACCCACAGTCGAGAGTGTTGCATTTGAAATACCAAAAGTCGTACCAGCTGCTGCAGCTGAAGAAGCCGCAGCTGTGCCTGCGGCCGCGGTTCCGGCTGCTGCAGTACCCGCAGCTGCTGCCCCTGCGCCTGCGCTTGCTGCGCCCGCTGTACCTGCCGCGGCGGCCGCACCACCTGCAGCAGCACCGGCACCTGCCATAGCGCCTGCAGCGGCAAAACCAACACCGGTGAATAGACTTGCGACCAAAATAGCTGTAGTTACATCTTTGCTCATACTCGTACCCCCGAAATGATTTTCTGCAGCCTGAAGAAGTCAGGCTGATCTTGTGTGATTTCAATTTGCGCTAGGGTATCTGAGCTGCTGATATACACCTCAATCCACCCATTTAGACGGTTTGGCGCACCACCAATAGGATCACCAAACTGATTGACCGGAGGCACAACGCTTTCGGCCCCCGAAGTAATACGAATCTCACCCGTGTCAATTAGGTTCAGCTTTACAAAAGCCACCCCTTTATGGACACCACCAAGCTCTTTGCCCTCCTTGGTAAGTGACGGCGGCAAGTTCTTAACACGAACGCTTTTGAACAAACCAACCTCAATATCTGAAACCTCTTCAGTCATGTTCACGCTGCCAGTATCAACAACGGTACTACCGCGAGGGTACTCATCACCGCGTAAGTAAACTTCTTGGCCATTAAGGTATTCAAGCTCGGTGTCTGTCCAAACTTGCTGTGGTGTTTCAGATGATAACTTCACGCTACAGTCCATAACGTGCGCATCATCGAAGATTTCAAGGAATCGCTTTTCAACGCCATTGATCGAGCGCTTCACAATGAAGTAAACATCGCTGCCAATAACGCACACATCTTCAAACTCACCCAAGGTTGTCAACTGGCTCCAACCGTGTAGATTCTGCGCGCGCAGCTTGTTAAGAACGCCAACGGTGCCGTCACCATTTACGACAAACAAGTATTGAGCATCATTGGTCTGTGTGGCCCCACGGTGCGCCATAGCCTGAATATTGTTGATATAAGCACTAAAGAGAAGTGTCGCGTTATCGGCGTTATATTTACGATCGATATCGTTGTAAACAAGCTCATAAATAACCTTGCCATTTTCATCTGCGTAGAACGTGGCACCGTCTAGACGAACAGGCGGTACGTTGCCTGCAGGGTACTCACTTGTCTCTTGGGCAAACGACTTGGTACCGTCAGGGTTGTTAGGCACAAAGTACATACCGCTTGAGGTCAAAAGCTGAAGTGTTGTGCCCTGGTGAACATGAATGATCTGGCTAATTGTATTGCCGCCCAGGCTTTCATCAATGGCATCAGTTGGCCCGCCAATACCAACATCAAAGTTAAAGTATTCTGAAGTCGCGCTTTCAAGTCGTGTCTGCGGCCGGCTCTTCAAACCACCAACAACTAGACGATCATCATTTGAAAATGTGCCGCTACCAGGCCACCCCCGCGTGCTGCTCATCACAGGCTCATAACCAACTTCAAGTTCCCAATCGCCTGAGCCTACTTGTGCATCATCAAACAGTTCCTGCTCTACGGCGCCAATAACCTTCGTACCAGATTCAAACTCTTGAATACGTACACGGCCATAGCTCATAGCAATATATTGGCCCACATGACTTGATGAAAATACCGAGGCATCTGCCTCAATTGAAACACGGCCACTCTTAGCTGAAGGTGTAATTGCAGCTGCAGGGTTGCTCACCGTTACCCCGTCAAAAGGAAAAACTGGAATATTTTTATATTCTGCCTCACTTACGCGCCAATCATTATCGGCATACCGGGCAAATTCAAGGGTCTGAAAATCCTCATGGAAAATAAGCATCACATCTGCACGTTGCGCGAATGTAATCTGTTTAAGGCGCGCCGTTGTAATGCTTGCTAATAATGTATCTGTAGAGGTAAAGATCTTCACCTCATCACGATAAACATCGATAGCACCCTCACGGAAGATCAATAGGTATCGCTGTGTCCGGTTGAAGATAAAGTTACGCATGCGCCCCTGGCTAACTTCCTCAATCATGCGCAGCCCTGGGCGGCCCTGAATATCACCCTGAGGGTTGATCAGCACATTTTCGCCAACCTCAAGTGCGCGCTCGTAAATATCCAACTCTTCGCGCGAAGAAACGCTAGGTGTCACCATACCTACCACGAAGCTATGTTGAGGAATTTCATAAACTGCCATGACCTACCACCGTCTGTTGGTTAGGCCAAAGTTATGCGGCTTTGCGCTTGCTGTTGATTGCTGCTGGCTATCGCGTGAACGCGCGACCGCAAGCTTCTTATCAGCTTTGCGCTCATACTCTTGCGCTTTAACCTTGTCATCCTGCAGGGCAATAGCAAGCTTAGACGCCATTACAAACTCAAGGTAAGCTGTAAAGGCCCCTTTAAACTCTTGTGGATCTGGGATGTACTGGTAAGAGACTTCAACCTTTTCAGCATCGGTAAAAAGTAAATTGCCTACAATGCGGTGTGGATAGCTTGAATTTACATCAAGTAGCTTTAAAAGATCAGGCGGCATGCGGAAAGCATACTTAAAGCCATACAACGGTTTTTCTGAAGGAACGAGGTTAAGCTCAAGCTGCTTAACAGAAAAAGTCCAAGGATGCTCTTCAATGGCATCCTTAAGAGTGGTAGGCCAAATGCTACGACACTTCTTAGCTTCAGCTGTCGGATCATCAAAACTCGTGATAGAACCTGCGCCAATAAGCTGAGAAGCTGTGTCACAAATAGTTTCTTTGGTAACAAGAGACATCTACACCACCTTTTAAAATCTTAAAAAAGCCGGTCCACCCCCACAAGTGAACCGGCTTCTTAGGGTTAGTCGGTATCAGTAGTGCCTAGAACTGTACCGTCATCAACGTCAACATCAGTACCGTCATTCGACAGGACAATAAATTGAACTGTTTTTTGTGTACCACCAGTTTCAACGAATGTACGAATCTCATCGCCCACCGCAACTTTACTGGCCACTGGGTTGAAGTATTGATCAACACGAACCTGAGCCTGTGTCTCAGTTGTTGCGTAGTAGTGAATGCGAGGTACACCTTCAACATAATGTCGATCGTCGCCTACAAATTTTGCTCCATTAAAAGCCATGATTCACCCCCTTATTGGTATAGTGATGTTGATTTAACAACGCCGTTGCCGTCGACAACTTTGGCGCCACCTGACAAGAAGGCGTTCACACGGTGTGCACCGTACTGGCCGTCATAGATAACTTCAATGCGTGGCTGCATGTTGATACCCAAAGCAAGAGCTTTACGCACCCAGGCAAATGAAGCGATCGATGTAGCGCTAGGCTTAGGCAGGCCGCCCTCTTCACGAGAACCAATGACTGTGAAGTCAAAGCCGTAGAACTTCTCTTTGTCCATTGAGCCTTTAACCAACACTTTGTTGCTGTTGTTGTTGATGTTGCCAACCTTGTCGTCGCCCAATAGATCATGAGCAGCGTAAGCATGAAGAAGAAGGTTGCGATCTTGCCCCGCACCTTTATCATCCATTAGACGGGCAATTTTCTTAAGGTGATCAGTCATGCTGAATACCTTGGTAGGATCAGCAACAGTATTGCCTGAACCATAAGAATGGGCGTTCAGAGCATCAATGATGATCTGATCCATTTTACGTTCAATAGCAGCTGAAACTTCCATTTTAAGCTCTTGCTTATCGTCGAAGTTCACCTTCTCATTCAGGAAGATATCAGTCAGCACTGAGCATGAGTAATCTTCCATGGTCAGGATTACATTACGTTTTTTGTTCTTTTGCACAGGTAGCGGCTGCTCATAGCCTTCGCGCTTTTCCATCATCACACCGCCGTACACGGTAATGTCGATTGAACGTGCGCCCTTAGAATCCTTCATAAGAGCCATAGATTTAAGGTTTTTACCTGCATCACGAATTTCGTGGTGCACACTAGCTTCGAACTTCTTCTGCTCGAAATCAGACAATTGATAAGATTCGGTCATTTTGAAACCTCATTATTTACGTTATTAACCATTCAACTTTCGCTTCAGGGTTAGCCCGTAAATACGGGGGCCTTATGCTTGTAGGTGGCCAGTCCTACCGCCTGGCAAAGCATTTGAAGGGGCCGCGAACGCGGGTAGCCTGTGCCTTACATGTACGCCTTTGATGCGTTTAGTATTCCACATACCCCCTACAGGTTCGCAAGCCCCACTAAAAAACCGCCCCAGGGGGCGGTTTCTATTAGCGCTTAGACTTCAGCTTCACATCTTCAGCAAGTAGTTTTTCATACTGATCCTGCTTTGCTTTATTGAAGTTTAGATCAGGGTCTTTTCGAAGCTTATCGATCTTATCAATGATCTCATCATGGCTTAGACCCGGCGATCCACTATCACCTATTGGCACATTTTTCATGCCTTGCATCTGAATAAACTTATCAAGAACACGAATACCTGCAGCAGTTTTACCAATCAGGTTTACGGCTGCCGCCTCTTCAGGGGTGAAGTGCTTATCAACAAAGCCGGTAATACGGTCGAGCATCTCTTTACCTTCATCGCCAAGTTCTTTACGTTGAGCCTCGATGTTCGCAGCATCTGATTCGAGCTGATGTTTTAGGAACGCCTGCACCAAACGGTCAGCCTCAGCTTGAGGCAAGCTCACTTCTTTAAACGCAGGCAACATAGCTTGAAGCGTCGGATCTTCCATATCAACTTCGATATCTTCGAATCCTTCAACGCCGCTAAAGTCAAAAGCGTATTCTTCAGGAGCATCACGGTCGAGACCTTTTTCACGCGCCATTTTACTAGAATGCTTTAGCGCCTTCTCAACTTCACCCATATTTTTGTATTTGCCGCCCATAAAATCTTCAGGCAGTTCTTGGGCATGCCACTCAGGGGCATCGGCGCCCTCTTCTTGGTTATCGTCTACATCTTGACCTGCACCACCTTCAGGATCGCCGTCTTGTGGGGCAACATCGTCGTTCTTGATGTCTTCTGGGTTCTCAGTCCCTTTGGCTTCAATCATAGTAGCTTTTTACCTTCTTCAATGTTTACCAGTAGCCAACGCACCAGGTTATTCTCGCCTTCACGAACGAGCATGCCTTGGGCTACCATTTCTGCTGAAGGCGCATTAGCCGGCAACCCCGGCTTCATAATTGTGCGGTCCTTCAGCGCCTTGAGGACAATTTGCGCATCCTCATTATCTTCAGCAAACAAACGGGCAAAGGCTTGGACAGCCTTCAGTGCCTCGCTTTGCTTGCGGTCTTGCTCAGCTTTGCGCTGAGCATCTGTCTTTGCTTGCCCTTTATAGTGGGCTTCAATCTGATCCCAACTTGTGGGGCGTTTATCATTGCTCATCAACAACTCCCGGCTGTTGAGCTGCATTAGCCGCCTGGGCTTTTGCAGCTTTAATTTCTTCGCCACTCAGGTAGCTTGAAGTCTTTGCACCAGTAAGATCACCAAGTAGAGGCACAGTGCGCTCCATTGGCATAACCACATGAAGTGCTTCAGGCCCATACATCTCTCTAACAATCTCGCCCATGAGAATAACTGAAGTAAGCTCTTCCTGATCTTGTGCCCGGGCAATTGGGCTAATGTGCTGCACCTGAACATTCACACCGTCAACACGGAAGTTCTGCAGATCGATAATGCCGAACTCTTCCAAAATGTTTAACAGGCGGCGCACAAGCGCAGTCAAAAACTCATGGTTTAATCGACCAAAGGCAGAACCACTTTTTTGTGCAAAGTTCTGCTGACGGTAGCTCATTTCAGTTGCTGAACGAACTGAGGCATCAAGCGGCCCCATTGGGTTCGTTTCAAGAATCTCAAGGATCTGCTTACGCAAATCCCCTTGCACCACCTGGCCAAGATCAAAGTTACCAGTACGGGGCAACTCTGCAATGGTCGGTCCGGTAAACTGGCTGCCGTTACTTGCGACCGGGATAAAGGTCAACGGCTGAATGTTGATATTGTCCACGTTCAATACACCGTCGTCGGTGTAGGTGTAAACGCCGCTCAAAGCAAACGACGCATTCTTTAGCGTCATTTCAGTGGCAGCATTCAGTGTCTTAGCATCTGGCAACGCAACCAACGCAGGGCCGAAGCCCCAAGGGTTTTTGCCGCGCGGGTTATTGCGGAATACGATAAACGGTGCGGTTTCCATTTCACGCTCAACGATAATGGCGCGCTCATTGTTTTCGCCTACATAGTACACAATGTACTTGAAGCCTGAAGTTTCGTATTTCTCAACCTTCTTGCTTTCAGGATTCGTACGCTTCAGCGTAACCTTTGACGGGATCTGGCACTCACGGAACGTGTAATTATCATCCGGCTTTTCTTCAATCAGATGTTTCAGCTGCTGCGAAAGGTCAGCATCTGGCCAAGTGCTCATAACATCGCGGCCCTTAGGGCGCGCCTGACGGAATACACCGCCAACATTACCGTACGGCCCATTCTCAATGAGGTAGTCGTCGTAATCGATAGCCTGGAAAACAAATGGATTACCCTTAACGCCTTTATGAACAGCCATGCAGGCTGTACCAATGCCATAATCACCGGCACATTCACCCATAACTGTATCGAAGTTTGATACTGCTAGGTACGAGAATAGAATTTCAGTGATCTTCTCAAGCGACTGACTGAGCTTATTTCGCTCGTTACCTTCTGCAAAAACTGGCCCTGGCGCCAGCTCAATAAATTTTTTTCCCGGAGGCGCAATTACAGAGTGAATTGTCGAGGCATAATCCATGTAAGCCTTCATAGGCGTACTATCGAAGGTATCATTAGCGCCCGTTGGATTTACCTTGTCGCCGTCTTGGGTTAAGCGGCTAGGTGCAAGGTATCGGTAAGCATCACGTACATATGGATCAATCTCAGTTTTCAGCGTATCCGCTTTTTTATAGCGGGCCTCAAGCGAGGCCACGTCAGTTTTAGGTTCATCCATTACAAACATGATTAACCCCCAAGCTTAGAGCTAGTGCCTAGCTCTTGACCTTGTGTGCGAAGCAGCGAACCACCTCCACGTTGGCGGCGGCGCGTACGGTTTAGCTTTATAGATTCTTGCTCTTTTTCAAGACGTGCCTGTTCTTTGGCTTCTTGCTCGCGTTTTTTAGCTTCGGCTGCCGCGCCTCCGTCATCTGGTTTACCCATAATTCCGCCCATTTTCAGCTCCTTAACCCGTTTCCTGTAAAACTCTTTTGCGTCTGCCTCAGTCCATTCATAGGCGCCGCTTTTGAGCAGTGCTTTATAGAGGCCGTAAGGGGTAACTGACCAACATTTGAAGCCCAACAACCCTTTGACCAATGTAACGCAACTAGGTATGCAGTTCGCAAGGTGGAACATCACAGGGCCACCTCGGCTGCACTTTACGCGCAAGATCTTATGCCCCTTGGCAAGGTAGCCGCAGGCCATGGCCTCAACCGGAAAACCCAAGCTGGCATCCTCTTCATTGAACATCATACCAGGCGTAATACCGTCAAGACCGCTGTTGATATAAAGCACCGTCTTGAAAGGCAACTCAGCAAAGGCTTCAACATGCTCAAAGCCCTTGCGGGTAAAAATCCGGTAATACCAGGGCTGATGAGAACCTGCCTCACCAAAAGCTACGTACCATGTTTGATCAAGGCTTACCGGTTCCATACGTTAAAACTACTCTTTGCTACTGTTGGTGCCTTGCGGCCACCCTTTGCGCCATTCATCAGGGCGAACTCACCACCACCGGCAAGACCGTACTGTAACGCATCAGCAATGTGCGAGCTGACGTTCTTCTCAGGCTGATCGTTGATGCGCTCACCGCCGCTTACTCGTACCATTTTGTAGCAGTACCCACCGTTCAGAGCCTTCTTGATATGCTTACAAGTCGGTGAAACCAATAGACCAGGCTCGCCGCCGATAAGGCGGGCCATTGGATTGCGAACACACGCGAGGCGATCAGTAAGGTTTTGGGTTGGTGCCGATCGCATCAAAATGCCGTGTGTCTGAAATGTTCGATAAACCGTAGCCGTCGCATCTGCCTGCGATCTTTGACTTCCTGCAGGGTCACCCCAGTGAATAAACTTTTGGTTTGGGTCGAAGAATTTAGCACACTCCCCTTGTACAATCGGTGCAAACTGCTCGGCCCCAAGGATCTCATCAGGCAAAAACACCTCATGAATGATGCGCCATTGTCCGGTCGCGCCTTGTTGCAAGAACACGGCCGCAGGCGTCAAACCAAAGTCGTAGCCAATGATTACAGGCTTGCCGGCAGTAATTGGCAATGGCTTAAGAGGCTCTTTTGCAACGTGAAGATCAGGGCTATAGACCCCCTTAAATACAGGCACACCGCGTGTCACTGCACCATATTCACCATGCACCATGGTGTTAATAAGCTCTTGATCACCCTCGGCACCGTCAATAATTCTCTGATAATACCCATGCGGCAAGTTCTCGATGTTGTCAGCATCAGGCGACATACCTGAAGGCTGACGAAAAATGGCGTAACCCCGCTTCGGATTTTCCTCGAAGTCTTTGTAAATCCAACTCTCTTCATCAGGTGGGTTGGTATCCAGGATTACAAAACTCTTTGTCGGCCCGCCTTCTCGAGCTGAAGGAAAACGACCGACACGCTGAATCAGTGCCTTAAGAATACCGGCACTCTGCTCGCGCGCCTCGTTCATAAAAGCACCAGTTAGCTCAAGCGAAAGCAGCTTGTTAACATCCTCTTCTTTATCAAGGGCCAAGAAAATAAATTCCATTTCAACATCACCGAAACGAACCCACTGGGTAATGGGGCTGCCCTGTGTGTAATGGTTATCAGCTGCGAACGGAGGAATCGAATCGTGGAAGGTTTTAATCGTAGTTGTTTTCAACTCAGGCTGCGTGTTACGGATGACCGCCCAACGGGTTCGACGAATCCCGTCGCGCCCAGGCTTCTGGTTTAAGCCGGCATTAAACAATTCAGCGATACACGCAACAGACTTACCAGAACCAACAGGCCCCATGAGCAAGCGCACGAACGCATCGCTCGCGTGGAACTTTGCGGCCGTGCGGCTCGCAGTGTAATCAAAATCAAATGACTTGCCTTTAGTCATCCTTTTGCGCCTCCAAGAATTTAGCATCCTCAGCTTTGTCTGCCTCCAGCTTCTCAACCGCCGCTTTTAGCATTTGCTCATCGCCATGCTGACGGCTTGATACTTCGCCGCCCATGTTCATCTGGATATTTACCAGGGCACGGTCGCCGCTGTCGGCCGTTGTGAATCCCTTCAGCTCATCCACGCGCCGGGCAGCTGAGATCTTGTTAGCATCGGTCGCCGAGGCGTCGTGCATAATGCGCCAGTAAAACATGATCATGCGATCTTTCGTGATCTCGCTCGGGTTGGCACACTTCTCATTGAGGCCCGCGATGTAATCAAGAACATCCTTACGAACCATCAGATCTTCGGCCGCCTTTGCAGTGTGGCCTACGGTTTTCGCCGCCTCTTGAGGTGACTTACCTTCAAAGACGAGCTTTGCAAAATTTTTATCTTTAGCGGACAGCGCCGGCAAGTTAGGTGAGGATTGCCCTTTTGCCGGCACCTTTGATGTTGACTGCGACACCTTGGCCGCAGAATTTGTTGGCAGATCGTCTAGATCCCACTTCTTCTTAGCCATGCATCGACCCCTGGTGAATTTCATTGATGATCTCAATAAGTCTCAGGTAACAACCACGGTTTTCTCGGTTGCGGCCACTTGCTCGATCAGCTGCGTATAACTTTCTTTTTTCGGTTTTACAATTATCGCCATACCCTGCGGCTAATGCTGCAGCACGATAAATACCGCAGCCGTGGTTTTTAATTTTTAGCTCAGCGAGCTTGCGGCACCAGAGTTCTTGCTTAGGGGTTAACCAGAAAACCTTATCGGTCTTAGGCTCAATAACGCGTGTAAGCCCCTCTTGGAGCTTCACATAGTCGGCCACCTCAGTACGGCGGGCCAGATAGACGTAATAGTTATCATCTTTTGTACTCAT